GTTCCCAGACGATGGGTTGCCGTCGATGACGGAGCCGGGGATCAGGACGTAGCCGCCCTCCCCGCGGGTGTCGATGCCAAGCGCCAGCTTGCTCGTCGAGTTCTTGCCTTCGCCCCGGTAGTAGAGATGGCACCCTCCGGATGGAGTCCTGACGGTTGTCGTCTCGGGCATATCGAATTGGAACTGTAGATCCAGGAGGCGTTCGATGGCGCCTTCGTGCTTGACGTCTACGTCGACGACCAGGACCCCGGTTTTCCCGCAGTCCATCGCCCAGTTGCATCCTGGGTACTCCGCGGCCCAGGCTTTTACCTGTTCCGGGTCATTTGATGATTGTTCCCGCCAAGGAAATTTCGGGAACGGGTATTTTGTGTTCGGTCTGATCGGAAAAACAAATGACCCAAACAACGCAAAGCGCAGGGCCTTCCTTGCTGCCTCGTCCATGCACCCCTCCCGGTGGTTACTCTTTTGGCTCGAAATAAGGGCTGTCCGTCTCTTTCGTGAATACCCAATCCTCCCTTTTGATCGGGATTCGGAGCGCGGCGCATGCCTCCTCCAACACTACGGCCAGGTCCCCGCTGGCGCGGTGGCGCCTGGCCAACAAGTTCGACAGGTGGCCCGGGGTGATGCCCGCCTGGGCGGCCAGGGCCTGCTTTTCGCCTTTCTTCCACATGATGGTCTCCTCCAGTGTGAAAATTCGATATTCTTTTGTCGGGGGTATTGTCAAATCAAAAGTTTTGTGAGAGGTTAATTTCAGACGACGAGATTTGCGGGAAAGAATTTCAAACTTGGGGCAAAAAAGTTGTTGACAAAAGTTTTGTCAGACTGTAAGAGTCAAATCGAACAAGGGAGGAAATCATGGGAAACAAGGGTAAGCTGAAGTACGAGGTAGTGTTCTCGAACGGCGAAAAAATCAAGCGGTCGAGCTATCGGCTCTACACCCACGCCTGGGGCGTTTTCTTCGATGGAAAGCTCCACTCCTACGGGTTCTCCAGCCGGCACGACCTGGCGGAGAAAGAGGCGGCCGCCCGGTACCTGAAGGACATAGAGCCCGACTTCCGGGACAAGAAGACCCGGCTTGGGCGTAGCGTGACCTGGCGGGCGAGCGTGATTCGGTGGCTGAAGGAATACCACGACGGTTCCTGGGAGAAGTACCGGGAAGACTATCGTGACAAAATTTCTCGAATGAAGACGGAGATCGTCGAAACGAAAGGAGTGGTGTGATGACTGAAAACGAGCGGAAATTGGTCGAAGCGGTCGAGTTTCTGCTCGACTATTCGCGGCGAGTCGCCCTGCGGCAAGTGCACCAGGGCGACCTCATGGAATTGGTTCACATCCGGCAAACCATCAAACAGGTCAAGGGAGAGGAAAATGAAAGGCAAGGCTAGAACAATGCAGGAGATCCAGGACATGTCGAACGACGAAGCGAACAAGGCCGTCGCCGAAGGTCTGGACGGGGCCCGGGACGCGATACTGGAATTATGCACCCGCACGGCCATGAACCCGCTGATCGGGGACGACTTCATCGGCGCCGAAACCAGCTTCGAGAACTACGGCCCCATCGGGGTGCTCGTGAACACGGTTTCCGAAGGCGCGGTCAACCTCCGCGTCAAGATTGAATTCCTCGGCGACCTCGGCGAATCCGGCCGGTCCTCGCAGAAGATCATCGGCCTCGTCCTCCTGCGCTCCGTGCTGCAGGAAATCACGGGCATCCTTGGGGCTTTCGCGCACGCCCGGGAGGTCGCCACCGGGGAAGACACAGGCGACTACTTTGAAGGGCTGCTCCAGGCGTTCGAGGCCGAGCCACAGTCTGGAAGCGTCAACTAGGAGGCGAGCATGACCGCGAGCGAACTCCGCATCAGGAAAAAAGAATTCGAGGCCAGAATAGCGGGCCTTCTCTCCGGAGAAATGGACGTTTTTGAGTACGAGACGGGCTTCAGCATATCCTCGATAACGGTCTACATTCACCCGGTCGGGACCGTCGGGGAGCAGCCAAAGTTCATCGTGGCCGATGTCCTGGCCGAAATCGAGATATGATCCTCAAACCCTATCAACGCACCGGGGTCGGCTTCCTCGCTTCCAAGCGGGGAGCCATCCTCGGAGACGAGATGGGCCTTGGAAAGACGGCCCAGGCCATTTGCGCGATGGTTCAGGCGGGGGTCACGCGGGCGCTGGTCATCTGCCCCGCCTCCCTGAAACTGAACTGGCGCGACGAGGTCGGAACCTGGGCGCCGGGCAGGACGGTCGGGATCGCCGACACGAAGACCTGGCCGGATGCGGATGTCGTGATCGTGAACTACGACATCCTGGAAAAGCTGAAGGACCGGCTCTTTGAAAAACCCTGGCCGCTGGTGGTCGCCGACGAGGCCCACTACATCAAGAACCCGAAGGCCAAGCGGTCCAAGATGGTCCTGAAGATACCAACGGCGCGGAGGTGGCTGCTGACCGGCACGCCAATGCTGAACCGCCCGCGGGAACTGTGGACCCTCCTGCGCCTGGTCGATCCAAAGGAATGGCCCAGCTACAAGAAGTTCGTCTTCAGGTACTGCGACCCGAAATGGATCGTGAAGAACGGGGCCCGGGAGTTCTCCATCGACGGGTCCTCGAACGAGGAGGAGTTGGCCGCCAGGCTCGCCCCGTACATGCTCCGGAGGTTGAAAGCGGATGTCCTGCAAGAGTTGCCCGACAAAATCCGTCAGACAATCCTCCTGGCCCCGGGCAGTCGAACGGTCAAGGACGCAATCAAGATGGAGCGGGAACTGGCCCAGAAACAGGCCCGGGGCGGGGCGGTCCTGGGGGAGATAGCCAAGGTCCGCCAGGAAATCGGAAAGGCCAAGGTCCCGGCGGCGGTGGAGCACGTTTACTCGGTTCTGGAACAGGAAGAGAAGATCCTGATTTTCGCACACCATCGCTCCGTGGTGGCCAAATTGGCCGGTGAACTGGAAGAGTTCGGGGTCGTGACCGTAACGGGCGACACGCCCAAAACGAAGCGGCATGAAAACGTCCTCGCCTTCCAGAACGACCCCAAGGTCCGGGTCTTCATCGGAAACCTTCAAGCGGCCGGCGTGGGGCTCACGCTCACGGCTGCACGGGTCGCCCTCTTCGTCGAGCAGGATTGGGGGCCAAAGATCATGGAACAGGCCGAGGATCGGGTACACCGCATCGGGCAGAGCCGAAACGTGCTGATCCAGTACCTTTGCTTTGACGGCTCGCTCGATGCCGTCATGGCGCGGACAGCGGCCCGGAAGGAAGAGGTCATCCGGGCCATCATCAAACCAACAACAGAAGGGGCAACAGACATGAGCATTGAATCCATCCTTGAGAGAATCGCGGCCGCATTGGAAAAGCAGACCGAACAGTACGACGCCCTGCTCCGCCAGGACTACATCGCCAAGCCGGCGGAGAAGAAGACGGCGGAAACGCCCGCGGTGGAAACGGCCAAGCCCGCCGGCACCTTCGCCGCGGGTGATTGGGACCCCAAGAAGGAGAAGGTCCTGGGCCGCTACGACGCCGCCAAGCGCGCCGCCCTGGAAGCCGAAGCCAAGCGCCTGGGCCTGCCCGTCGACCCCAAGATGACCGGCGCCCAGATCCACGAAGCCATCCTGCGGGCCGTCACCGAGCCCACAATGGAGGTGGTGGTGGAAGAGGCCCCGGCCGACGACTTCGGCGGCTTCGACGAGCCGGCGGCGACGGAGCCCGAGAAGACCTACACCCCCGAGGAGATGCGCGCCAAGCTGATCGCCTTCTGCCGGGCCAAGGGCTTCAAGGACCCGACCCCGGCCAACGAACTGATCGCCCAGCTTTTCCCCGGCAAGGGCAAGTTCGGCGAGTTGACGCCCGCCGACTACCCCAAGCTGGCCGCGGAGCTTGATCTCGCCCTGGCCATCTAGGCCCTGGCAAACCGACGGGGGGCCACGCGGCCCCCTGTAGTGAGGGAACACATGATCGAAGAAAGAAAACACAGCAAGATCGGAGCTTCCAGCGCGGAGCGGTGGATGAACTGCCCACAGTCGCCCCGCATGGGCTCCGGTCGCAAGCGGACCCCGACAGAATGGTCCGCGGAGGGCACGGTCGCCCATCATGTAGCCGAGGCTTCTTTGAAAAAAGGCGTGTCGCCCGAGTTCTTCCTGTTCGACGTCATCGAGCAGGACGGATTCGAGGTCCAGGTCCACGAGGAGATGCTGGCCGCGGTCCAGGTCTACATCGACACGATCCAGGCCGATATGGCCGAGATGGACACCCCGGTCCTGCGGATCGAGCAGGGATTCCACCTGGAGCACATCCACCACGAACTCTATGGCACGAACGACGCCTGCCTGTTCGAGTCCATGTTCGGGGATGTCCTCCGCGTCTACGACTACAAGCACGGGGCAGGAAAAGCGGTTGAGGTCGCTGACAACCCCCAGCTTAAAATCTACGCCCTCGGGGCGCTGTACGAGTGCCCGGACGTAGCGGAGGTAGAACTGGTCATCGTTCAACCCCGCGCATTCCACAAAGACGGCCCCGTCCGACGGTGGCGCGTGACAGTCGACGAGTTGAAGATGTGGGCGCACGGGCCGCTGACCGAGGCCATCCTGGCCACCGAGGACCCCAAGGCTCCGTTCAACCCGAACAACGATTGGTGTGGTTGGTGCCCAGGCATCGACGCCTGCCCCGCCCTGCGAAAGCATGCCGTTGAAGCCTTCGATGTCGAGTTCGACGAAGCCTCCATCCCGGCCATCCCAGTGAAGGGCCTGCCGGCAGTCGACGACCTGACGCCCGAGCAGATGGCCAAGATGCTGGAGTTCAAGCCCCTGGCCGAGAAGCTGCTGACCGAGGTCTACAACAAGGCGAAGGCCATGCTGGCCCTGGACCCCGACGCCATCCCCGGATTCAAGCTGGTCGAAGGCCGGGCGAACAGATCCTGGGTCGAGAACTTCGAGGAGGTCAACGGCCCCCTGTTCATGGTCCTGAAACAGGAAATGTACGATGTGAAGTTCAAGAGCCCGGCGAAGATGGAAGCCGCGCTCAAGGCCGCCGGCGCGAACCCCCGCAAGGTGGACACGTTCGTGAAGGTATCCCGGGGCACCCAGGTCGCCCCGGTCTACGACAAGCGGCCAGCCTATGTCCCGGCTGACAAAATGTTCCCCGAAGACGAAAACTTTATTGACCTTTAAGGAGAAAAATCATGGCTACCAAAACCGTTTCCGTTCTGACCGCCCCCTTCCGTGCCGCCTTCGTCACGATGGTTGAACCCCAGGCCGGCCCCGAAGAGGGCTCCAAGAAGAAATACTCCATCGTCATGCTGTTCGACAAGGACACCGGCGCCGCCGGCATCATGGAGATCCGCAAGGCCCTGTTCGAGGCCGCCAAGGCCAAGTGGGGCGACGACCGCGCCAAGTGGCCCCTGAACATGCGCGGGATCGACTTCAAGACCCATGTGTCCATCGAGGGCAAGGACGGCTTCCCCGTCCGCGACGGCGACACCGTGACATGGGACGGCTTCGCGGGTTGCTGGTTCGTCAAGGCCAGCACCAACGGCGAAGGCCCCAAGGCCAAGGCCCCCTTCCTGGTCGACGCCAAGCGCGTGGTCATGCTCGACCGCTCCCCGCTTGAGTCCGGGATGATCTGCCGGGCCAGGGTGTCCGCGGCCGCCTACGAGGGCACCATGTCCAAGGGCGTGACCCTCTACCTGGAGGGCGTGCAGATCCTCAAGGACGACGGCGTCAGGTTTTCGGGCCGTGTCCGCGCCGAAGACGCCTTCGATGAATGGGAAGACTCCGAAACCGGCGGGTTCGACGAGGGGGCGTTCTAATGAACCGCGTCACGATGGACCAGATAGCCAAGGCAGTGGCCAAGCGCGTGGGCATCGCCCAGCCGGTCGGCATGCAGTTCATGCGCGAGTTGTTCAAGGAAATGGAAACCGTGCTCCAGTTCGGCCAGGACCGCCTGCCGGTCAAGAACTTCGGGGTCTTCATCGTCCGGGACCACAAGGCCATCCCGAACCCCGAGAAACTGAAACCGCACCAGCGGGACAACCCGGACATCCCGGAGTTCACGCCGCCCTTCAAGCGCGTCCTGTTCCGGGCCGCCTTCAAGTTCAAATAACAAGTGGGGCCGAAAGGCCCCGCAAACCAAGAGGAGAATTCAAAATGGCACAAGCTGATCGTCTGCAAAAAGCCTGCAAGGCCCTGACCGAAGACCACTACGTTTTCAAGGTCGGCGACCTGGTCGAATGGAAGGAATACCTGAAGAATAAAAATTTCCCGGAATACGGGGAGGCCGCGGTGGTTGTGGAAGTGATGGACCCGCCGGTTCTTGACCCGACGAGGGAGAGCGGGGGTCCTTATTTTCGGGAACCGCTCGGGATTGTGATAGGCTGTTTCCGAGACGACGACGGGCTCGACGTTTGGCACGCTGACGCCCGCCGGTTTCGGCCTTTCCGTCACGAATAAACCACAAGGGGAAGGGACATGAAGCTGACCATAGATTTTGAAACGAGATCCGCGGTGAACCTCAAGGACTGCGGGGCCTGGGTCTACTCGGAAGACAGGACGACCGACATTTTGTGTCTGGCCGTGAAGATGGACGACGACGAGCCGTGCATCTGGATCAACCCGAAGCTGCGCGAGAAGATCGACACCTTCGATTTCCAACTCCTCTCGCTCCAGGATCTCGCCTGGGCTGTTGAAAAAGCCGACATCATCGAGGCCCATAGCGCGGAATTCGAGACGGCCATGTGGCAGAATTGCTTCGCGCCGAAGCATGGCGCGCCGGCACTGCCGCTCGACAAGCTGCGCTGTTCCCTGGCCAAGGCTTCGTACCATTCCCTGCCCCGTAGCCTTGACGGCTTGTGCAAGGCCCTTGGCCTGCCGATCCAGAAGGACAGCGAAGGGCACAAGGTCATGCTGAAGATGTGCCGCCCCAAGCGCCTTGTCCGGGCGGAGTGGACCGCCTATGAGGATATGTACGGAATCCCTTGGAAAAACCTGAAGGAAATGCAGGTCAACCTCTACGAAACAATCGGCCTTGGCTGGAGCCACGCCGAGAACTGGGCCTACCGCAACGTCATCGACCCGGATGTCCTGCTGCACTGGCACGAGGACCCCCAGGAGATCGTGGCGATGTGCCGGTACTGCCTGACCGACGTCGAGGCGGAGCACGCCGCCTCCTCCGCCCTGGCCGACCTCCCGGAGCGCGAACTCCGCGCCTGGCAACTTGACCAGACGATCAACGCCCGCGGCCTGGGCACGGACCCGGCGCTGATCGAGAACGCCGTAGCGATGGTCGAGGACTACACGGCGCGCCTCCTGGACGAACTGGCGACCATCACCAACGGGGAGGTCCAGACCCCCAAGCAGACGGCCAAGTACCTGGACCGGGTCAACGCCCTGCTGCCCGAGGACAAGCGCCTGGCGAACATGCAGGCCGCCACGGTCAAGGCCGCGCTCGGGGATGATTCCATTACCGGCGAAGCGCGACGATTACTCGAGATCCGCAAGGCGCTGGCCCTGTCCAGTACCGCGAAATATGAAGCCATGAAGGCCCGGGCCTCGAAGGACGGGCGCATCCGGGGCTCCCTGCTCTATCATGGAGCCTCGACGGGGCGCTGGTCTGGGCGCGGCATCCAGCCCCAGAACCTCCCCCGCGGGAAGGTCAAGGACACCAAGCCGGCAATCGAACTCCTGCGCGGCGGGCAGATCGACACCGTAGAGGCGTTCTGGCCCGACCCGATGGCGGTGGCCTCCTCCTGCATCCGGGGCGTGTTTGTCCCGGGCCCGGGGCGCGGGTTCACATGCGCGGACTACTCGAACATTGAAGGCCGGGTCGTGGCCTGGCTGGCCGGGGAGGAGTGGAAGGTGGAATCCTTCCGCGCCTATGATGAAGGGCGCGGGCCCGACAACTACAAGCTGGCGTACAGCCGAGCCTTCGGGATCTCGGTCGAGGCCGTCACGAGCGATAACCGCCAGATCGGCAAGGTCATGGAGCTTGCGTGCGGGTACCAGGGCGGGGTCGGCGCCTTTCAGTCGATGGCCAAGAACTACGGGGTCATTGTCGAGGACGAGAAGGCCAAGGAACTGGTTTCCCTGTGGCGCCAGGCCCACCCGATGGTCTGCGCCCTGTGGCATGGCCTGGACGAAGCCTCCATACTGGCCGTCAGCCACCCCGAGAAGGCGTTCGGGTACCGCGACATAGCCTACAAGATGAGCCGCTGCGGGCGCTTCCTGCTGTGCAAGCTACCATCTGGCCGACTGCTCCACTACCCGTTCCCGAAGTTGGAGCCGGCCGAGATGCCGTGGGGCGAAACCAAGACCGTCGTGACCTACCTTGGCACGGACTCGACGACCGGAAAGTGGGTAAAAAACAAATTGTATGGAGGACTCGCGACTGAAAACGTAACCCAGGCCGTGGCCCGCGACATCATGCTCGACGGCATGTTCGAGGTCGAGCGGGCGGGGTACGAGACAGTGTTGACCGTCCACGACGAACTGCTGGCCGAGCACGCGGAAGGTTTTGGGGATCTCGACGAGTTCTGCGCGCTCATTTCCAAAAACCCGCCCTGGGCCGCTGGCCTGCCAATCGCGGCGGCCGGGTGGAGGGGCGACCGATACAGGAAGGGGTAGTTGATGAACGAGCAAGAGCTCCGGAACTTTGAAAAAAAGCTGTGCGAAGGGATGAGGCTAGACCGAAACGCAATACAGAGAGGTTTGAACATGGAAAAAGGGCATAGTTCTTTCATAACGAGGGTTTGCGGGGATTGCGGAGCCCATCACTCCAGGTCCTACTGCCCCATCTGTATGGAATCCAGGACCCGGGGGAGAGAGGCCAGGAACGCGGCGAGTTCCATAAAGTACGTGGTCCTCGTCTGCATCCTCATGTGGCTTATCCTCATCGTCCTGTTCCTCGACGCCCGGGCCGAAGACTACTCCGTCACCGGGCGTAACCTCGTGACCGGGGAGCGCGTCCTGGGCTTCCTGCATGTCGACGGCGAGGGCCAGGCCAAGGGCTACGTCTTCGACCAGTTCTACCGCTTCGACATCGTCGGCAACGCAACCGGGCGCGGGGTCTTTTACGCCGAAGGCGCCGCGTTCCATTACGAATTGGAGGTGATCGAATGATGACCCAGGAGCAGCTTGCGTCCCTGCGACTCAAGAACGAAAAAACGACGACCCACGGGTGGCCGAGGCAGACAATCCTCGAATTGTTGGACACCATCGACGGGGTCAAGAAAGAGAAGAAGAAATGGCAGCGGCTGGCCGGGGAGCGCGGGGAGGCCCTGGCCCGAATCGAAAGGCTGGCGAAGCAAGCCGCAGACAAAACCGGCGTGCCAGAGTGGCACCAATAGGGGCGGCGGCATGGTAAACAAGTGCGAAAAGTGCAAGAAACCGTTTCAAGCGAACCGAACCATCGACAAATATTGCACGGAATGCCGCGGCCTGGTTGAACTGGAGAGGGAAAGAGCCCGGTCAGCAAGGCGCCGGGAAAAGCAGAAAGAGCAGAACCCGATGACTTGGAAGGTCGAGAGGTACTGCGAGGAGTGCAAGGCGGGGTTTATGCCGATCCAGGAAACACAGATCCTTTGCCGGAATCCGGAGTGCAGGAAGGTCCACCAGCGGAAGCTGTCCGCGATACGCGCAAAAAGGGGGCTGTTCAAGGCTTTCCGGTGCCCAATTTGCGAGGAGTGGGTCCACCCTACGAGGAGGGGTCTGCGAACATGCGGGAAGGAGTCCTGCGTCCTGGAGTGGCGGAACCAGACGGCCAGAAACTACGCGCAGGGCAAGCGTGACGGGACAATAGGGTCCATGAACGCCTACGGGGAATACAATATGCCGTGCCCTTTCGATGGCATGCAAACCGGGGTGAAGGACGTTGACAGTTGGGGCTCGTCCATAATGACCCCGCTAACATGAGGAGAAATAAATGGAAGACCAGGAAGTTCGGTGGTTGTTGCATGCGGCGAACGCGCTGGAGTGCAGCGGGGATATAGAAGCCGGGATGGCCCTGCGGAAGATGGCGACTCGGATGCGCGAGGCCCGGAACCCCGCGGCGGAAAGGACCAGAAACCCCTTCATTGAATGGAGCCCAGAAGTTGAAATCCGGGGCACCAAGCACCATGTGGAGATACGCCCACCGGTGGTCATGGAAGGCAACGCCATTTTCTTTTTTGAACGGTTGCTCCAGTTGGGGCTCCGCTACCTTTCAGAAGGGGCCCGGGGCACGATAATCTGTGAAAAGATCCAGAAATAAGAAGGGGCCGAAAGGCCCCTTTTTCAGTTCTTGACCGTTGGGACGGCCAGCATGGCCGCCTTGTCTCCGGAAGCGTAGGCGTAGGCGAGCTCCTGCTCCCGGGCCGCCTGCCAGAAGAAACAGGATTGAATGTGCGCCTCGTAGGTGGGCTGGACGGCCATGAACAGGGCCGCGTCCATCACGACCCATTGCCCCCGGGAGGCTTTCCACGGAGTCGCATAGGTTTGGTCCTGGCCGAGCTTGGTGGCAAGTTCCAGATAGGCCAGTCGGGCCTTCGTGTCGGAGTCAAACAGGACTTCCCGAGCCTCTTCGCCTTCCCCGGTTGTGAACAGGAACCCCGCGTCCAGGGCGCGGTTTTTGCCCGCGTTGATGGCGGTCATCTTGGAGTTGAAAAGCTCCTCCAGCGTCGGTTCTGGCTCCGGTTCGGGTTCCGGTTCTGGGGCCGGGGGCTCCGGCGGGGCCGGAATGTCCTCGAATGCCCACGCGGACCCATTCCACACGCGGATCTTCCCGTCCATCGCGGTCGGCGGCTGAACCCCGGTTGCGTTGGCCGGTATCAACCAAACTCCGGGCTCCAGCGGAGAGGGGTCAGCGGGACCGTGACCGAGATATTCGCGCGTGTCCGGGTGATAGTGATATATTTGCATGATGACTCCTTAAAATTTTATGCAGGCCAAAAGGGCGAGGTTGCGGGGTCTGGACTCGGTTCCGCCGTTTGCCTGGGCTGTGTGGGTGTGGGCCCCGCCGGAACCGGTAGATGCGGACCCAAATACGTTCCCATTTTCAGACCCGGTGTATCCATAATTATTCATGAAAACGGCGGATGTAACGCTGTGCGTGTGCGCCCCTTGGCTGTCCGTGGAGTGCGTGTGCGAGAGGTTCTGGCTTGTCTGTGCAGACGCCAACGCGCGGGCAGAATCCACGCCGCGCCCATCGTCTAGGCCGCGCACAAACTCGCCGCGCAAGTCTGGCACGTTGAAAGTTGTGGTCCCGTCACCGACGCCGCAGGATGTCCCGATTGCCGCGAAAAGGGCCGAGTAGGTTGTGCGCGAAACCGCCGCGCCGTTGGCCTTGAGCCATCCGGCCGGAGGGGTGGATCTCGGGAAGAAAACGACCGCGCCTGCCGCGATGCCCTCCATCCCGGCTATGTGCTCCCGCATGTCGGTTATCGCCGTTTTGAATTGGGCCTCTGTGACGTTGGGGCCGGTAAAGTCCGTTGCGGCTGGTAATGGCATTTTTAATATCTCCACATAAGTTTTGAACTGTCCGCATCCCACATCAGGGTCGCGTCGTTTGCGTTCCACATATAGTCGGCTACGTCTCCGTAATAGAGTGTCACCCAGGGGCCTCTGGCCGCGCCCATTGCCGCCACCCGGACTATGGTTGCGTTTCCGTAAATGGCCGTGGCGATACAGTTGGAGGCCGAGGGCTCGTTTGTACGGGTCCAGTTCACGCCGTCGCTGGACTGCTCGACCAGATAATAGTCTGCCCAGGGTGATGGCTCCCAGGACAAAAGCATCCGGGTGGGGTCTGTGGCTACCGATCTCCCGATGAGGCCCCGCAGGGATGGGGCCAGCTTGAAGCCCTCCAGTTGGCTGGTGGGCGGGGTCGGTATGATCTGGCCCGTGTCGATGGTATGAACGGCATTATCTTCGTTGACCGCTTCGATCTCGACCTGGTTGATCCCCCTGGGCCTGATCGAGACTATCCTGGCCCGGAGGAAAACGGAGGAGCCCCATCCGAAAGAGACATGGGTCCGCTCGTAACCCATGCCCGTGTTCGGCTCCTCGTCTGGGGATGATGCCAGGACAACTTCCCGCTCATGGGCCCCCTTTGTGCACTCGTAGGGACCCATGAGCGACCCGTTTTTCCTTCGCAGGGCGATGTAGTGGGCCTGCCCCTCTTCCCAGACAAACGGCTCCGAGATCATGGCTACGCGGGCCCCTGAGTCCCAGGCCAGGATCTCGCCGTGCTGCCCAAATGCGGGCATGTCGTGCTGGATCGCCACCAGATCCCCTGGGGAGACGAGAAAGCCCTCCATCTCTGTCGAGAAAGTCAAAAACATCCGGCGCCAGGCGTTCGATCCGGCATGGTAGAGCCCTTCTTTGAAAGCCTGTTCCCGGCCCGTGATACCGAAAAGCTCCAGGGTTGCGGGCTTGGACTGAGGCGAGGAAGGGACTGCCGCCCGGACTGTCCTTTCTGCCCAGACTGCGGAATCGAAATACTTAACGTCGATACAGTCTGCCGAGTCCTCTGTGGGCAGGATGAAGCGCATCGAGAAAGAGCCCTGGACGATATTCCTCTGGCTGAATAGGGCCACGGGAATTGTTTCCGCCTGGTCCCTGTAGACACGCAGGACCCCGGCCTGGAGATAGTGCCGCGCGCGGCCCGCCGCCAGGATCTTCGCGATAGCCGTCCAGGCGTCCATTGTGTTGTCGAAGCGGGCGTTGAACTTGTCGCCCCTGAGGGCCCAGGTCTGGTCGAGGGTCCGGAGGGCCTCCAGGTCGATCATGCTGTCCGTGAAACCGATCTCTTTTGCCGCGTAGGCTGCGGCCCAGGCGATGGAAGTTGTCTCGGCCTTGGCTGTCCAGGCCGTCCCGTTCCAGGCCGGGAGCTTGCGCGTGGCGAGGACGTTGATCTTGCGCGAGGAGAGGCTGGAGAGTTGGCTGGAGGCTCTCATGACCAGGGCGATGTGGGTCGTGTCCCCGTAGTCGCGCGGGCTTTTCACATAGCCACGCAGGCCTGCCCACACGATATTGTGCCCGTACCTTGCCCCGGTCTGCTCCGCGTTGGTCCTCATGACCCTCGCCTTGTACCGACCGGGGGCCAGGGCGACCTTTTCCGAGAACCGCTGCGGGGTCGAGGTCGCCCCGGAAAATGTTCTCGTGACCACGGTTGTCCAGGACCCTATTTCGGTTCCGTTGTTGTCGATCAGGCAGACCTGGCCTTGCACGGAGATGGACACGGACGAAAGGCTCCCGTTGTCCTCCGCGTAATACATCCCGCGAGGGGCCACGAAGTCGAACCCGACGAAGTTGATCTCTGACCCTGCCGGGTTGACCACAAATGCGCCGGTCTGCACGTTGTGATCCATATCCTGGCCCGCGACCTCCACCGAGGTGATGACGTTCGCGGGAAAAAGGGTCACTGGCTGCCCTGGCCCGACGATCTCATACGTCACATCGGCAAATTCGGAGAGGGGGGTGTCCTCGATCCTGATGGCCTCGATCTGATATTCCCCCCGCCCCAGGCAGAGGAGCGAATACAAAAACTGCTCGTTTCCGCTATACTCTTGATACGGGAGGGCTCCGTAATCCGGAAATGCGATCATGCGCCCGAAATGCTCCGGCACTGCCTGGCCGAGCCTGGCCGCGTTGCCCTGGGCTTGGATGCTGTAGGTCGGGGATGGCGCTGCCGCGTTCAGCATGCCACTTGCAGACGGGAGGGCCTGCGCCGGGATGAGCGCATTGACCAGGGCCGAGCCGACCATCATGATCCCCGCTGAAAGCATGGCTCCGCCAACGGTCCCCATAGCGAACATAGATCCAGCCGGGGCCAAGAATGGGACCGCGATAGACAGTGCTACCACGGCCAGCATGGCGATCATCCTGAGTGGGTTGGAGCCGCCGCCTCCGCCCTGTGGAAGCGCCTCGACATCGACAAAGATGATGACTTGGCCCCGCAGGACAACCAGGCTCCACTCCCTTCTGGATATCGGCCGGCCATCCAAAATTGCGACATAGGGCCTGTCCCACTTGGGGTCGAGAACGGCGATACTTGTTTCCTCGACCTGGGAGATCCTTCTTCGCTGTGGGCAAAGGGCGTGATCGATAAAGATCGCCGTCGCGGTTTGTGGCTCAGACATCCATTTTGCTCCTGTGCCGTAAAAACTGTTTTCGCCCAAAGCCGGAGGCCTGCCAGGCCGCGTTTCTGGTGAAGACTACCGAGGCCCCCCTGACGCAGTGCAGGACCCCTGGCCCCGTGGGGGTCTCTATCCAGACCCCGACATGCCGGGGCCTGTGCACGATAACCAGGTCGCCGTGCCTGGGTTCTTTTACCGGGGTCCAGCCCTGCTCCTGGGCTCCTGCCTCGATCATGCCCACAAGGGCCAGGGCGTCATCATAGTCCGGAACGATGACCCTGGAAACGTCGATGCCGAAGTGGTCCCGTTGCACCACGCGGAAAAGGGCCGCGCAGTCGTATGAGTCCGGACCCTCTGCCCAGGCTTCCCAGGGCTTGCCGATGTACTGCTCGAAGTCGCTCATGCGACCACCAGACCCGGCCAGACTTCTGCGTCGTATTCCTGGGACGGGAATTTACGATTCATGAGGTTCGGGAAGCCTGCCACGGCTACGACTGAGAGGGGGGACGCCGTCGCGCTTGAAATGTCCATGTGCGTCGGCGGATCATTCTCTGGCCCCACGGTCAGGCCTGTGTCCAGAAATTCCCGGTAGGTTGCCTTGGTCGGGGTCTGGGACTTGGAGACTTCGATCAGGGCTGCGGTTATCATGCGGTCGATGTTTTCGATCTCGATCTCCAGGGTCGGAACCCCTTCTGGCGAGACTTCTGGCTTCGTGAACCGGAAATAATACCGGATGAAGGTCACGATCTCGCCAGGGTTCGCCGGGGCTCCTGCCTCCAGCCTGGCCTCGATGTTGTCGTTTCCGAGGACCAGCCGGATCGGGTGCGTGAGGCTGGCGTGGCGGATCTCTATCGTGTGATAGATGACCCGCCCCGGAGCCGAGGCGTAGGCCTCCTGGATTGCCTCAGAGAGTGAGATGTCAGGCATCCCGAACCTCCAGCGTTGCCGTGACCTTCCACCGCAGAGGCCCGATGACGGCGACCTTGTACGGCCCCCCGAACCTGGCCTGGGTGGAGACTGTCCCGCCCGTGCCCATTGCGAGATCTTGCCAATACCAGGCCACCCCGCCGTTGGCCCCGTCTGGGGAGTAGAACCACTCGCGGAAGGCCTGATATTGCGCGTCGGAGAGACTCCAGGCCACGCCGACACGCTCAAAGGGTGAATAAAAACGCCGCCTGGCCCGCCCTGGGCCTGCCTCGAAAGACTGCCTGAGTCCCTGGTCGAATGGGTTTATTTCGTACCCCTCCACCAGGGGGATGGGCGGGGCCGAGATGGAAGGAGCGACGGCCCCCGCAAGGATGGGTAGCAGCATGGGTGCGTCCTTATGTGTAAGACAGTGCCAGCGTTACCTGGTTCAGGGCTATGGCTGCGGTGTCGGCATCCGCTGCTCCTGTGGTGATCGCGTAGGCGATGCCGAGAGTAAAGGCGACGCCGATGCTGTTCCCGATGCCCAGGTCCACGGACTGCCCCGCCGGGATGCCGACGACGAGGATCGGAATATCTGTGCCCACGGTTGGGGCCGAGGCCTTGTTGTAAAACTTGAGGAAACAGACTGCTGCCCCGGTATTGCAAGCCCGTCCGCCGTAGAGGGTCCCGGCTGTGGCCTTGAGGCTTGTTGCGTTTGTCGTGGCCGCAGAAACGAGCTTTGCCCCTATGGCCCCGCCGGTGGTCTTGCCAGACACGCCCACGTTTCCGGACGCGATGGCGACCTGGTTCATGCCTGCCGGATCGTATCCGAGAGGGGATCGGCCGCACGTGACGACCATCGTTCCCGAAGTGTAGGCCGTGGACCGCACCCGGATCCGTGTGAACCCGGATACTCCAAACTCCCAGGCGCGCGCGGTGCTGGAGAGTGTTCCAGAGGCGGTAGCGAATGTCGCTGCGTCAGCCTGCACGCCCATGATCGGGAACCAGTTCGCGCCGTCAAGGTTGACTTCAAACGCGATGGCGACAGATCCGTAAGTCCCAGACGCGGCGATAACTGCCGTGACTGCGTCTGTAACGTCGAAGGCGACTGTCTGTCCGTTGCCGGTGATCTGCCCCGTCACGACGGGCAAGGGGTTGACGTTGGCGATGGCCTGGATACTCTCCAGGTCCGACCCGTCCAAGCGGGTAAAAGTCATGATCTTGGCGTTGCCAAGACTGTTCGGCAGGGTGATGTTACTCATCGTAAGGCTCCTCTGGAGCGGTTAAGTCCGAAAGTTTTGGTGATGGCTGCCGTTGTCTGGCCGCGCCCCTGGTTCACGTTCTGGGCCATTTTCGCGTCGATCTGGTCGAAAAATATGTCGATGATGTTGACCCCATCCTCCTGCCTCTGCTCCGACTGTCCGCCCTTGCCCTGGGACTCGATAATGTTGATCTGGACGCCACGGGACGCGGAGCCTCCGCCCTGCATCCTGGGAATTATAGTCCCGTCAACGCCAGGGGCAAACCACTCCATCCCGTTCTCCCCGACACGGTATACCTTCCCAGCATCGACAGGCCCGCCGGCGGCGCGCCCGCCCCACCCTCCGATGCCGTCGACCATCGAGTACGAGCCCGCGCTACCTCCACCACCGAACAGGTTACTGATGAACCCGGCCCCGGCCTGGGCCAGAGGCCCGAGGATCTGGGAGCGGATGTAGTAGCGCATCAGGTCGGAGATCATCGAGTTGATCATGTCCTCGAAGGACGCCTTGCCGGTCATGGTGAACTCGACGAGCGCGTCCTCCATCGACTGAAAACCCTTGGTGAAGAGATCTTCCATCTGGGCCGCGCTGTCCATCGCCGCGTTGGCGTAGTTGAGCAGGCCGCGCTTGGCCCCGTCGCTCCATTCCTTGCTGTACTGGAGCTTCTGGTACTCGACCCACTTGGCGATGTGCTCTTCGCTGACCTTGGCGTCTCGGTAGACCTGGGCCTGCTGGAGGATGGAATCCATGACGAAGGCGAAGCCTTCCCCGGCGATGCGGATGTACTCCTGGTAGAAGGCGCGCTTGGTTTCGAGGTTTTCCTTGTCCTTTTGCTGCTGCCACTGGGAGTTTTTCAGAGATTTGTATTTTTCGACGTCTTCGGGGGTGACGAGCCCGACGCCCAGGAGGTTGCCCAGGCGCGCATTCATGCGCTGGCGGTCGTCTTCCTTCTCGTCCCCGGTGGTGAGCGCGGCGAGTTCCTGCTTGAACTTCTCCAGGTCCTCCCGGGCCTCGACCATGTTCGAGTACCCGGAGGCAATGGCCTTGCGGGTCGCCTCGTCAGCGGCCCGGAGGCGCGCCATCGCCGCGTCGACCTCCTGCTGGTTCTTGCCCGCCATGATCTTGGATTGGAGATCCGCGAACTTGTCTTCCCACTGGGCCAGCCAGACGGCGGATTTGTCGCCCGTGACCTCGGCGAATTCCTTGTTCACATCGCGGACGGCGTTGTTGAACAGGGCCAGGGCGGCCGCGGCCTTCTTGGCGGCCGTCTCGGCGCCTTTACCGGACAGTTCCAGTTCGAGCTTCGGGGAGTACGCGACGCGGGCGTTTCGGCGGCGCATGGCCTCCATTGCGTCCTGCTGGGCTACTTTCTGGTCGATGTAATCCTGGTAGGTCGTGCGCCCGGACAAGCCGGGCCCTTTTTTCGCTGGGGTCAGGCCAAGGGCCCGGGTCCCGGAGAGGTACATATCCGCCGCGCCCTCGGCCCAGGGGCGGACCAGGGCCTCGGCCGAACGGCTGACGACAGTCCCCACGCCGACACCAAGGCCCAGCGCGGGGTTCTTCGCCGCGTACCCGACCGCGCCGCCGGCCAGGATGCCCGCTTTGAGATCCGAGGGAATAGCGTTCCAGATCGTCGAGATGGAGGAAATGGCCGTGCCGACTTCAGTGAAAGCGGAGGCTATTTCGCGGGCATAGTTGAGGAGGCCCATCATGCTCTCGCTGAAATCCTTGGCCCACTGGTCCATCTTCCTCATGCCCGCCGGGGAGTTGAGGTATTCAACGAGGTCAGAAAGGTGTTCCTTCAGCCGTTGGAAAGGCCCGGAATCCATCACCTTTAACTTGAAAATTTCCCACTTGACCCCAAGCTGGTTCATCATGCCGGTCCAAGTGGTCGACAACTCCTGCGCGGCCCCGCCGTAGTCCTTCTCAAAGCCACGGAACAGGGCCTGGAGGGCAATCTGCGCGTTCTTGCCCGTCAGTACGGAGGTTTCCGTGAACTTGTTGAGTTGTTCAATGGTGATGCCGAGTTCGCGGGCCATTATTTTGATGGCCGTAGGGACACGCTCGCCGAGTTGTTGGCGTAACTCCTCCATATTAATGGCATTTTTTCCAGCCATCTGGAAAATTGCGACGGAGGCTTTCTGGAGATCGTCGGAGGAGCCGCCGAACGCGGCGACGGCGTTGGTGAGGGCCTGGAGGCTGCCGGCCGCTGGGTCGAGGCCGGCGACCTTCAGGCGCACGAATGCTTGCTGGAATTGTTCGATGTTGGCGACGGCCGCATTGCGCTCGCCGAACTTGAGCATCCACTCAAAGCTCGTGCGGGCGGACTCCGCGGAACCCTCAAGGCGCTTCAGGAGCGTGAGGGTTTTGTCCATCTGGGCGGCGGTGTCCAGGAAACCCTTGGCCATCGTCCCGGCCCCGAACACCGCGATGGCCGTGTTGAGGTTGAAGACGCTTCGGCGGATCTGCTCAAGGGAGTTGAGGACCATTGCGGAGCCGCGGGTGAAGTCGTTCTTCAACCCGACGATTATTCTGACGCTGCTATCCGGCATCTTTCTCCCCCTTGGCGCCCTGCTCCGTTATTATATGCCTTTCGACTGCTTGTATTTTCCGTAGGGTAGATATGTCAACGTCAAACCCGTGAAGCTCCGCGACATATTGCAGGGCCTGGTAGTCGAACCCGTAGAAGCCGCCGAACCCAACCCGCATCTGGGTGCGCCCCGCCATGATGATTCCGAAAGCCTCCCGGTTCTCGGGCATCAGGTCGGGGCACTGCCCTTCGCACTCTTTACAGT